GGGAAAAACTCACTGCACGTAAACCCACTTTCCCCCACATCTTGCGTTCCCCCCCCCCCCCCCCTTATCTTGCCGGCCCTCTTGAGAGCCAGCACAGGCGTACACCTAGGAGTTTTCATCGCATGGACGCACATCACGAAGAGTATCTCGGCGCGGTCGCAGGCTTCCGCGAGACCGCCGGCTGGCACGACGTCAGCAACACCACGCCAACTCTCGCCGTAGGCGACTTCGTCTCTGGCTTGACCGCCGGGCGACGCTGGAGCGGACACGTTGAGTGGATCGACGGCGACCGCCTGACCATCGACGTCGGCGGCGCATGGCTCGCCGTGCCGGCCAAGGACATCACGCACTGAACGCACAAGGAACGCTCGCCAGCAGGACGCAGGCGGGCGGAAAGGAGCCGGTGGAACCGGAGCAGCAAGGACGCACTTGACCACCCGGTGAGCATGACGCAGAGCCGGGCATTTTTTACACGAAAGGACGCAGATATGAGCACGGAAATCAGCACGCAGACGCAGCCCAGAGGGCTGGCTCTGCAATCGGTGACAGACGCGATGAAGTTCAGCGAGATGGTCGCCAACAGCGACTTCGCCCCCAAGGATTTTCGGGGCAAGCCAGCCAGCTGCATGCTGGCGATTCAGTGCGGTGCGGAGATCGGTCTTGCCCCTCTCCAGAGCCTTCAGAGCATCGCTGTCGTCAACGGCAGACCGTCGGTCTACGGTGATGCCGCACTGGCTGTCTGCAAGGCGTCAGCCGTCTGCGAGTACGTCATTGAATCCATCGAAGGCGACGGCGAGCAGATGGTTGCCACCTGCACGGCCCAGCGTCGCGGCTACCCGCAGCCGACCGTGGTGAAGTTCAGCGTGTCTGACGCCAAGAAGGCATCGCTGTGGGGCAAGAGCGGCCCGTGGTCGCAGTACCCTCGACGGATGCTCCAGATGAGGGCGAGGGGCTTTGCCCTGCGTGACGCTTTCCCTGACGTTCTCAAGGGTCTTGTGACCGCAGAGGAAGCCTTTGACTACCCCACGCCAATCTTGGCGACTGAGCCTGTCGTGGTGCGTCCGAAGTTCGACAACGACGAGCCGCGACCGGCGAAGGTCGTGCTCTCGCCCAAGGTGAAGCAGGAACCGCAGCGGACTCGCGCCGAGGCGGGACGCCTGGCGATCAGCGCCGCCAACACCATCGAAGCCTGCGAAGGGTTGCGGTCGAAGCTCGACACGTACGCCAACGCTGGCGAGATCACAGACGCCGAGTTTAGCGAGTTGACGAAGCTGCTGATGGGCAAGGTCGAAATCATCATGGCGAAAGAAGAGGTGACGGCATGAGCGTATTCCGCAGGGACTTTGAAACCGTTGAGGAGATGAAGGCAAGGCTTTCCAGTGAAGACCAGGCCGAGCCTCTCACGGTGGAAACGGACATCGTCGTCGTGCTTGACGACCCGATGATTCCGCCGCTGGTGATCAAGCCTGGACGCATGAATGCCAGCCGTGCCTATAAGCGCGGGCGAGAGGACGAGTACATCGACCGGATGCGCAGCAAATACGGCGGCGAGTGGTAGACGAATTAGCGACCGGCTCGCCATAGCCGTAGGTGCTGCGATCCAAGGCACCATTGGCCGCCCAGCGGATCGGTGGCGAGTAACTGCCGCAGCTGCGGCCCGACTCCAACGGGTAACGCAGCCGGGATGCCCCACGAGACGGGGCCAATACACAACAGGAAAGGGTTCCCAGTGCAGATTTATCTTGACGACACGATTGACTCATACCGCAAGTTCCTCCGCATCAAGTCGCTTCCGCGATACGAGATTCACGGCAGGATGGCGTGGTTCCCTGACGAGTACGCAGGCGACATCGGCGTTAAGGCGAAGAAGGCAAAGACGTCAGCCTACGAGCCTCGGCCTGGCCTGTTTGACTACCAACGCGACATCGTCCGCACGGCAGTAGAGAAGAAGCGATACGCCATCTTCGCTGACTGCGGGCTTGGCAAGACGCTGATGCTGTTGGAGTTCGCTCGGCACGTCCGCGAGGCGTGCCCGAAAAAGCCGGTGCTGATTGTGTCGCCGCTCATGGTGGTGGCACAGACGATTGCCGAGGCTCAGAAGTTTTACGGCGACACGCTGCCCATCGAGCAGGTAGCCGCCAAGGATCTCGCCAAGTGGATGAAGAAGCCCGGCGGGCGTCTCGGCATCACGAACTACGACGCACTGCGTGACGACACGCCAGACGGCAACCTCGGCGGGCTCATCCTCGACGAGTCGTCGATGCTCAAGAGTCACTACGGCAAATGGGGCCAGGTGTGCCTACGCATCGGGGCAGGCGTGGAATGGAAGCTGGCACTGACTGGCACGCCGGCACCCAATGACCGCATTGAGTACGCGAATCACGCCGTGTTTCTGGACGCCTTCCCAAACGTCAATTCGTTCCTCGCGAAGTTCTTCATCAATCGCGGGCAGACGATGGAACGATGGGAACTCAAGCCGCACGCACTGAGGCCGTTCTACAAGGCACTGTCTCACTGGTGCATCTTTCTAACTGACCCGAGCACCTACGGCTGGGCCGACAACGTCCACAACATCCCGCCCATTCACGTCCACATTGACGACGTGCGGCTTTCTGCCGAGCAGGACAAAGCAGTTCAAGCCATCACCGGGCAGCTGTTTGTCACGCAACTCGGCGGCATTACCACCAGGGCGAAGCTCTCGCGTATGGCGAAGTGCGAAAGCAGCATCAAGCCACAGTACATCGTTGACATGGTGCGAGAGTGGCCGACTGAAAGCACCATCATCTGGTGCCGCTACAACGACGAGCAGGACATGCTCGCCGCGATGATGCCGGATGCTGCGAGCATCGACGGCAAGACGCCACAGGACGAACGCCAGCGGCTCGTTGACGAGTTCAAGGCTGGACGAATCAAGGTGCTCATCACCAAGCCGAAGATTCTCGGCTTCGGACTCAATCTGCAAATCTGCACGCGGCAAGTGTTCAGCGGATTGCAGGACTCCTACGAGGAGTATTACCAGGCTGTTAAGCGTTCCAACCGAGTTGGATCAACTCGCCCGCTGAACGTGCATATCCCAGTGACCGACATCGAACGCCCGATGGTTGAGAACGTGCTGCGTAAGGCACGTCGCGTCGAGGCCGACACCCGAGAGCAGGAGGAAATGTTTCATGAATCTTCTACCAACTGACCAGAAGTACGCCGTTCATCATGGCGACTGCATCCCGCACATGCTGGAAGAAATGCCGCCGCATTCGGTGGATTTCTCTGTCTTCTCGCCGCCGTTCCCGAGCCTGTTCTCGTACACCTCGAAGGCCGAGGACATCGGCAACAGCGAGAACATGAAAGGCGAAGCCAAGATACACCTGTCTTACTTCTTTCGCGGGCTGGCCCGCGTGCTGAAGCCTGGCCGGGCTGTCGTCGTCCACGTCATGCAGATCCCGAGGCTCAAGCGTTCCGGCGAAGTCGGCCTGCACGACTACCGTGGACTCAACATCCGCCTCGGCGAGCGTGCCGGGCTCGTCTACGAATATGACTGGGTGGTGCGGAAGAATCCGCAGGCACAGGCAATACGCACCCGCAGCCGTGAGTTGCAGTTCGCTGGCTTGGAGAGCGACAGGGCGAAGCAGCGTGGATGCCTGCCCGACTACCTCATCAAGTTCCGTGCGCCGGGCGAGAACGAAGTAGCCATCGACTCCGATGGCGACGTTTCACGCAACGAGTGGATTGACTGGGCTGAATGCTGCTGGAGCGACATCCGCGAGACAAACACGCTGAACGTCAAAGAGGCACGCAGCGAAGAGGACACGAAGCACATCTGCCCGCTTCAGCTGGATGTCATTGACAGGCTCGTCAGGCTGTACAGCAATCCCGGTGAGGTGGTGTTCTCGCCGTTCACCGGCATAGGCAGCGAGGGATACGTGTCGCTGCAGCAAGGCCGCCGCTTCTACGGCTGCGAACTGAAGCCCGAGTACCACGCTCAGGCATTGAAGAATCTGGCGAAGGCAGAGCGGACGCACCAGGCGAACAGCAGGACGCTGTTTGATGCACCGGAGGCTGTTGCATGACCCGCCCCCACTACATCACGCCAGACATCGAAGACACGCTGCCGCTGTTTCGCCGCACCGATCCGGTGACGAGCAAGGCCGCAGCCGCAAGCGTCAAGACGTTCCAGGGCGAGCACCACGCGGCGATCCTTGAGTCGCTGTCGCACGGGCCGGCAGGTGCGTCAGGCATCGCGGCTCGATGCGGACTGCTTGGGCACCAAGTCAACAAGCGACTCGGTGAGCTTGCACGGGCAGGCAAGATCGTTGCGACGGGACGGCTTGTGGCGAGTGCGAGTGGACGTGGCGAGCGTGAATGGAAAGGACTCCAAGATGGCTAAGTCACCTGGATTCTGGTTTTTCACTGGCGACTGGATGAAAGACCCTGAGCTACGGTTTTGCTCGCTGTTTGCTAGAGGTTTGCTTGTCGATTTGCTTTGCATCTTGTTTGAAGCAAACGAGCAGGGATACGCAAGCAACCCAGACGGCACGCCTCGGACCAACGAGCAGATTGCCGACGCCGTAGCTGGCGGCTCGCGGGAACAAAAGCTGTCAGCTTTGGCTGAACTTGAGCGAAGTGGCGTCCTCTCCCGCGATTCTCGCGGTGTTTTGTACAGCCGACGTATTTCTAGGCTGGCTGAACTCAGCGCCGCACGCAAGCAAAGCGGAAGCAAAGGGGGTAGCAAAACTCAAGCAAAACCAAAGCAAACGAACAAGCAAAACCGGGGGGTTTCGGTTTCTGATTCTGTTTCTGATTCGGATCCGTTCTTAGAAGAAACACACACACTACACAGCGGCGACTACATCCTTCGCCAGCCGGGATGGGCGGCAGACGAGTGGGACCGCTTTGCAGCCGTCTGGAACGCCACAGAACGTGCGACGCCGTGGCCGCATCTCATGGCACCCTCGTCGTGGGTAGACCACGCAGCGGCTCCAGGGTGGCTTGACAGGGCACACGAGGCGCTGGCCCGCCTGCCGCAGTGTCAGTGGTTCAGCGACCCGCTGGCGCTCACCAGATTCTTTGAGTACGTGGACCGGATTTTGGCCGGCGAGTTTGACCACGCCAAGCAGGACGTCAGGCGGAAGGTACGGCAACCAACGGGAGGGAACCTGTGAGAACTTGGGAACAGAACAAGACGACGATCAACCAACTCTGGCCGACGTGCTCGTTCACGGATGAGGAAAAACGTCTGTGGGGCGACGACCTTGGGTCGCTCGACCAAGACGTGCTGTACGACGCCATACGGAACGTGAAGCGAAGCCGCGACACCCAGTGGCCGCAGCTGAAGTGGATGCTGGACGCATACCGTGAACTTTCGCACGCCAAGCGGCAGGCGAAGACGCACGCCAAGCCGCCAGAGCCTCGCGTTGGCATTCCGGTCAACGAGGACGAGAACAGCCGCCTGGCTGACGACTTCATTGCGTACATCGACTCAGCTGCACCGTCTGACTACCCCGCGATCTTCGACATGGTGCTTGACAGGCTTCCCAAGATGCACAGCCGCACAGCACTTCGAGTCATCAACTACGCAAAGAAGCGTTTGCTGGGCGAAGAGCCGCGATTCGGACGGGTTCACGACAACGGCGACATCACGCCATTCGGATTTGGAGGTGCAGCATGACAACAACCACAGAACGCCAACCCCTAACGCCACGTCAGCAGGACGTCCTCAACTGGATTTCCGGCTTCATCGACACGCACGGGTACAGCCCGACCGTCAGGGAGATTCAGCACGCCTATGGCTGGAAAACGCCAAACGCATCGAAGTGCCACCTAGAGCCGCTGCGAAAGAAGGGCTACGTCGTGTGGCAGGAAGGCTGCTCGCGGACGCTGCGAGTGATTGGCGGTGACGCATGAGCCAACAGTGGCACTACCTCCCGGCACCGCTCGATGTCGTCCAGGCGTTGATGGATCGTGCGTGGGACGACGACATCAGCGATGACGACCGGATTCTCATTGAGACGGCTGCACGGTCGCTAGAGGCGACGCTAGAGCGTTGCGTGAGGCTCGCCAGCGTGATTGAGAAGACGGAGGTGGGGCTGTGAGCGACTTCGCATTCATTTTCATCGGTTCGGTTCTCCACGCCGTGACGTTCACGGCTGGCATTTTGGTTGGGACTTCTCTGCGAAAGGATGTGCGGAATGACAATGACGAAGGAACGAAAGACGAAGGCTGGTGGCATCAGCCTGTCAGCACCGGAACTCAAGGCGGCTCTCGCAGCCGTGGGCCAGGCGGTGCCGACAAGGTCGCCACGTCCCATCTACCAGAGCGTGCTCCTATCGGGCGGGGTGCTTTCTGGGAGTGACGGTGACATCAGGATTGACGTCACGCTGGAAACCGCCCCCCCCGGCATCAATTTCCTGCTGCCGAAGGATCGTTTTTCCGCCATCCTCGGCAGTTTCACGGGCGATGAAATCACGATTACGCCTGACGAGTCGTCATGCGTCATCAAGGCTGGGCGTGGCGAGTGGACGCTGCCAACCGAGGACGCTGGCGAGTATCCCGCGTGGAGCGTTGACGGTGCGAAGCCTGTCACGCGGCTCCCGGTTGACCAGTTCTGCCGTGCCGTCAAAGGTGTCGTGTTCGCCGTGGACGACGAGTCGAGCCGCTACGCTCTCGGTGCGGTGCTCGTGGAAGTCAAAGGCGAGGTCGTCACGTTTGTTGCCACAGACGGTCGCCGGCTGTCGTGCGTGAACTGCGAGCATGACCTAGCGGTGGACGATTCGCAGACGCTCGTCCCGGCTCGCGCGATGGCAATCATCGCTCGGCTCGCGGCTGCATTCGGTGATGCCAGCGTTCAGCTTGAGGCAACCAAGAACGAAATTGTCGCCACGGTGGGTAACGCTACCGTCACGGCTCGTCTGCTGGACGGTCGCTACCCTCGCTGGCGTGACACGCTGCCGGAACGTGACGCCAAGGCAACCACGGTCAGCCGTGCGGATCTGCTCGCGGCGACGCGGGCCGCAGCCATCGTGACCAGCGAGGAGAGCAAGGGCGTGCAATTTGTCTTCAGTGACGGCGGCATCTGGCTGCACGGGCAAAGCGCCGAGAAAGGCGAATCCAGCGTCACCTGCGACGTCGTGGAAGCCGGTGACAAGGCGACGGTCAAGCTGGACCCGTTGTTCGTCCAGCAATGGCTTGGCGGCATCGACAGCGAAGCCGAGCCAGAGGTTGAAGTCGAAGCCGTTGACGCACAGTCGGCGGTGATCTTGCGGTGCGGCGACAACACGGGCGTGATCATGCCACTGGCGGTGGATGCCTGATGGGAGTTTGGCGACTTGTCTACGACAAGAACGTGCTGAAGCGGCTCTGGGCGGCTGGCAAGACTCATGTAGAGATTGCCGCCGCCTTGGGCTGCTCAGCCGGCTACGTCGAAAAGCTACGGAAACGTCACGGCCTGCCGCGACGTCCTCGGTGCCACCACGGACCACAGGAAGACGATCCGACGCCAGAGCAGATCAAAGAGCGTGCGGCTGAGTGCATAGCACGGCGAGAGCCGCCAGCAGTGCCAAAGACAGAGCGAGTCATCGCCCCGAAATACTCGTGGGATGGATTTCGCTTTACCGCTTTGAGTTGACACGCTCGCTAGTGTGATTCGCAGTGCCGCACGGAGCGGCTTTCCCTAGTCGAAAGGACGGACGATATGCGAAGGATTGCAATGGTGATGGCTCTGGCGTTCTGCGGCGTCGTTGCCCAGGCCGATGGCGTGGTGATCAACGCACGACGGGTGAACATCACATCTGCCCAGCAGGACGCCGAGATCATGGCACGCTCAGGCGTGCTGCGTCACTGCGGCACCGCTGGTGGCAGGCGTGAGGGCATCGGCTTCTCGTCGTCGTCGCCGGATGCGGCGCTGCGGAACTGCTGCTACTACGGGCGATACCGCATCGTGGAAAAGGCAGTCGCTCGTGGCCCGCGTGGCTGGTTCGCTGTGATCAGGTACGAAAGAAAACGCAGTGGATCACGGTCGAGTTCCTCGGCGGCCCACTGGACGGCGCTTTACGGCCCGTCCAAGTGGGCACCGCCATTTACTACCTCGCCAATGGTGCGGTCATCCATGCGTATGCGCTTGACGAGATCCACGAAGGGCATTACGTGCGACAGGTGATGCGGCACTTTGAGGTGCTGAACGTGTCGCACTGGTTTGCTTGACGCTGCTGCGACGATGGGTGCATGAAGCCGATCACGTTCACAGTGCCGGGCGATCCAGTGCCGCAGCCTCGGGCACGCATCACGACTCGCGGCAAGTTCGCTCATGCGTACACGCCGAAGAAGCACCCAGTGCATGCGTATCGTGCAGGCGTCTTGCGTGCGGCGATTGAGGCTGGATTGCTGCCAGTGAGCGAGCCAATCGAAGTGATCATTGACGCTGTGTTCGCACGTCCGAAATCGCACATGACAAAGCGTGGCGTGAAAGCGTCAGCACCAGCGTTGCCAAGAGCGGATGTAGACAACGTGGCGAAGGCGTGCCTCGACTCGCTGAAGGATTTGTTCGACGACACGAATGTGCGGCGACTGATCGTGGAAAAGTCGTGGGGCGATGAGGCGAGAACAACGGTGAGGGTGCAGTGAGTCGTGAGCTTGTCACATTTGGCGAAGATCAAAAGCAGGCGCTCGTCGCAGCGATGCTTGCATTTCTTGATAGGCCAGATGCCGCAGGACGTCTCATGACGGCAATGGGAGGTTTTCTGTTCGAGGATTGGCTAGCAGATCAAGCAGCCAAAGCCGGGTTTGACTTTGAAAATGTGTCACACAAGAAACTTCCGTATGACTTGGTCATTAATGGCTATCGAGTACAAGCGAAAAGCAGCGGGTCAACAAAGGGAACGGTTGATGTCCGGCCCGTGCGTCCCGTAGTTGGCTCTACATGCAGACGATATTCGCTAGAAGATTTTGATGTATTGGCTGTCCATCTTGCGTCCTTTGATGAGCGATACTTCATTCCTGTCAAAGAATTTCGCTGCCCTCAGTTTCAGGAGATGGTCTGCGGATGCTTCGTCAGAGATCGTCACGCAAAGTGGCGCGACGCATGGTCAGTCGTTGAGGGCAAGCGTGGCGAGTTTGCTAGCGAACAGATGCTTTTGTTCTGACAAGCCTAGAAAACAAGGGCAAAACGTGCGTGAAGTGCGAAAAAGCCTAGAAAACAAGGCATTCCCGCCCGCACGTCCAGCGATTTTTTTAGGTTCTCCCGGCGTTTTTCGCTTCTAGCCTCCACGGCGAGCTTGCCATGTTTTGCGTGTTTTTTAGCCACCGGGTGACGCTTGGTTCGCGCTGACCAAAAAGACCGACAGGACAAGGCGAAGGCTAGGTACGACGACATCAAGCGTCGGACGGGCGAACGCTCACGCCAAGTCGGTGCCGCCGGCCGTGACATCGGCAGCATTCCGCCGGTCAAGGACGTCAAACGCCGTGACGCCTGCCGTGATTCGTTTCGCCAGTTCTGCGAAGTCTACGGTTCTGAGTCGTTCCCTCTGGCGTGGTCTGCTGATCACCTGACGGCGATTGCCAAGATTGAGGCTGCGGTGCTGCGTGGCGAACTGTTCGCTTTCGCCATGCCTCGTGGTTCAGGCAAGAGCACGCTGTCGATCTGGGCCTGCCTGTGGGCGATGCTCTACGGTCATCGCTCGTTCGTGATGCTCGTGGGCAGTGACCAAGCGATTGCCTGCCAGATGCTCGACACGCTCAAGAGTCACCTAGAGCAGAACGACCTGCTGGCTGAAGACTTCCCGGCGGCGTGCTATCCGGTGCGTGCGTTGGAGGGCATCACCGCTCGGGTGCGTGGTCAGACGTGCGAAGGCGAGCCGACGCACATGGGATGGACCGCCGACAAGGTCACGTTGCCGTGGATCAAGGGTGCCGCCTCGGCTGGTGCGGCTGTGCGTGTCGCTGGCATCACTGGGCGAATCCGTGGCATCAGCCACACTCGCCCAGACGGGAAGACGATCCGCCCCAATCTGTGCTTGATAGACGACCCGCAGACTGACGAGAGCAGTGCAAGCCCGTCGCAGGTCGCCACCCGTGAACGCATCCTCTCGGGTGCCATCCTCGGTCTCGCCGGTCCCGGTGCGAAGATCGCCGGTTTGGCGACGATCACGGTGATTCGTCCCGACGACCTGGCTGACCGGCTGCTGGACCGGATGCGTCATCCGTCGTGGCAGGGCGAGCGTACGAAGCTGGTCTACGAGTGGCCGACGGCGGATGAACTGTGGGGGCAGTATTCCGAGATGCGTCGAGAGGGGCAGCGTAGCGGTGAAGGCACTGCGGCAGCTGACGCCTTCTATCGGGCGAATCAGGCGACGATGGACGCCGGGTCTCGCGTGGCGTGGCCGGAGCGGAAACATGACGACGAACTGACGGCGATCCAACACGCATGGAATCTACGCATCGACCGTGGTGAGTCGGCTTTCCAAGCGGAGTACCAAAACGCACCGCTCGCCGATGACATCTCGTCCGAGAAACTCGACAAGCGGGCGCTCGCCGCTCGGGCGTTGACGCTGTCTCGTGGGACTGTCCCACTTTCCCACCAGACGGTGACGGCGTTCATCGACGTGCAGGATCGGCTGCTCTACTGGCTGGTCGCATCGTGGGGCGATTCGTTTGGCGGTCACGTCGTCGCATACGGCACTTACCCTGACCAAGCCAGTACGTTCTTCGAGGCTAAGAACGCCAAAAAGACGTTGGCACTCTCTGCCAAGGGTGCCGGGTTCGAGGGTGCGTTATCCGCTGGCCTGGAGTCGCTGACGCAGATACTTCTCGGCAAGGATTGGATACGTGAGGACGACGTGCCAATGCGTGTGCGTCAGGTGCTCATAGACGCCAACTGGGGGCAGTCTACGGAGACGGTGCGGACGTTCTGCCGGCGGTCCACGTTTGCGGCGATGCTGCTGCCGTCTCACGGCAAGGGCATCGGTGCGTCTGGCGGCTCGCTCACTGAGAAGAAGGGGCGAGGCGAGAAGATAGGTCTGAACTGGGTGATGAGGCAGACGGCGACGAATCAACGATACGGCGTCTACGAGACGAACTTCTGGAAGACGTTCAGCGCCGCTCGTCTGCGTCTGGCGATGGGCGACCCAGAAGCGATCACGCTGCACGCTGGCGAGCACGACATGCTCGTTGAGCATCTGACTAGCGAGTATCCGGTGCGGACTGAAGCAAGGGGCAGAGTCGTGGACGAGTGGAAGTTGGACAACCGGCGCGAGAATCACTTCTGGGACTGTCTCGTTGGCTCTGCCGTTGCGGCGTCGATTGCTGGCGTGCATCCCGTGGCGACCGAGGCGGGTGGACGACAACGGAAAAAGGTGACAATCCCGACCGGCCCGAATGGCAAGAAAGTGATTCAAGTGAAGCGGCTGAAAACTTGACGCCGTCGCCATGCTGCAAGGCATGGAAAAACACATCCTCAATCTCGGTGCAGGCGTTCAGTCAACGGCGCTGTACCTGATGAGCATCGACGGCGATGAGCCAGAGGTGCCAAAGTTTGACGCGGCGATTTTTGCCGACACGCAAGAAGAACCAGGCGAGGTGTATCGGCACCTTGAATGGCTGGAGCAGCAGGGCGGGCCGCCGATTCTCAGGACGACGGCAGGTCGGCTTGGCGATGCCTTAGAGCAAGGCAGCGACGCAGAGGGATACAAATGCACTAACGGCGGGCATCACATTTCAATTCCTGCGTTCACAATGAATCCGCAGAGTGGCGAAAAAGGAATCATTCGTCGCCAATGCACTGGTGATTTTAAAGTAAAGCCGCTCGAAAAGTTGATCCGTCAGATTGTCGGTGCCTTGCCCGGCAGGCCCGTGCCGAAAGAAACTGTTATTCGGCAATACATGGGCCTTTCATACGACGAACCGAAGCGTGTCATCCGCGTGAAGCAGCGGTTTGCGGCAAAGCCGTCAAACTGGCATGTGCATTTTCCGCTATGGGAAATGCAGTTCACGAGGAGCGATTGCCAGGCATACCTGCGCGAAAGGATGCCATACGAGGTGCCACGTTCTGCGTGCGTATTCTGCCCGTTCAAGTCGGATGACGAGTGGCGCAGGCTGAAAGCGGATGACCCAAAGGGCTGGGGCCGTGCCGTCTACATCGACAAGGTGTGCCGCACTGGAGAAGGCATGAACTCTCATCGCTTTCTGCACAAGTCCTGCCAGCCGCTTGACCAAGTAGACCTGCGGCCAGCCGACGAGAAGAGTGGGCAGCGGCACCTGTTCAGCGGATTTCAGGACGAGTGCGAAGGCTACTGCGGGAACTAAAATGAACCAGATCACGCTCACCACCATCGACGGTCTTGACCCCCGTGACATGCTCGCCATCCGCTCGCGGCTGACGAAGCAGGGCAGCGAGTTTCAGATTGAGGTTGCCCAGGTGCTTGAGGGTGACGCAAGCAGCTGCACGCCGGTCGCCGTCTGGCACGCTGATGGTGCGATGCTGGCTTGGGCGTGCTCGCACGTTTGGCGTGGCATGCAGACGCTTGAGCAGTACGTCGAGGAACGCTATCGGCAGACAGGCAAGGCGACGGCGTTGACTGCGTTCCTGCTTTCGTCGGGCGTCATCACTTCCGGCAAGCCGCTTGCAGTGTTCTCTCCGTACACGGCAGACATCGCCAGAAAGCTAGGCGTGGCTGACGTCGTGCTCTTTGAGCGGCGCGGCTCTGAGTGGGTCGAAGTCTAACGGCATACCCGGTCTGACTCATGCGGTGCTTCCCGTAGCGTTGCTCGCATGAGCGACGAACTACGCGCAAAGATTGCCGAGACGGCATCCGGTCCCAAGCGGGTCCGTACCGACGCAGGCGAAGTCGAGGCACAGGACGTCGCCTCAATGATTGAGGCTGACAAGTACCTGGCTGGCAAGAACGCAGCCACGGGCAGCGGCACGAACACGCGGCGTGGTCTGCGGTTCAATAAGCTCATTCCGCCAGGAACTATCTAGCGTGGGACTGCTAGGCAACCTGTTCTCTCGTGGCAACAGGCCGCAGCCGGCGGCGGTGCCCGTGCGTGTCCGTGCAAAGTTCGACGCTGCCGAGAGCCAAGACGACCGGCGGCACTGGGCAAACGCTGACGCCTTCGCTGCGGATGCGGCACTCTCGCCGATGAAGCGGCGCGAGATGCGGAACCGTGCTCGCTACGAGCGTGCCAACAACTCGTGGCTCGCTGGCATCTCGTCCACGCTCGCCAATGACTTGGTCGGCACCGGCCCGCGTCTGCAATTGCAGTTTGGCGACGACGAAAGTGCACGGGCAATCGAAAAGCTGTTCTTCGACTGGGGCTGGCAGATCGACCTTCCGGCGAAGCTGCGGACGATGCGTGAGGCTTTGGTCGTGGACGGCGAAGCGTTCTCGCTGATGATTTCCAATCCTCGCCTGCCTGGCGTTCAGCTTGACCTGCGGCTTGTGGAAGCCGAGATGGTCGCCACGCCTACGGAACTGATGAGCGAGACGATCACGCCAGACGGCTCGACTGTTGACGGCATGGAGTTTGACGCCGTCGGCAACGTCGTTGCCTATCAAGTTCTCAACTTCCATCCCGGCAGCAATTTCCGCGTCAACACTTTGCAATTCCAGCGCGTGCCTGCTGCCCAGATGGTGCATTGGTTCCGGCCTATCCGGCCCGGTCAACACCGTGGGTATCCAGAGGTGGCACCGGCTCTGCGGTTGTTTGGTCAGCTTCGCCGCTACACCGAGGCGGTTGTTGCTGCTGCTGAGACTGCCGCCGACTTCGCTGGCTTCCTGCGGACGAACTCACCTGCCGCCGAGATTGACGAGGTCGAAGCGTTCGCCGAGATGCCGATTGAGAAGCGGACGATGGTCACGCTGCCAGACGGCTGGACGTTCGAGCAGCTGAAGGCAGAGCAGCCTACGACGCAATTCCCGTCGTTCGTGCGTCAGATTCTCGGCGAGTTGGGTCGCTGCATGAATCTGCCATTTAACGTCTGTGCCCTCGACTCGTCGTCATACAACTACGCGAGCGGTCGCATGGATCACCAAATTTACGCGACGACCCAGCGGGTCATGCGTGACGATCTTGAGCGTGTGATGCTTGACCGTCTGCTTGCGGCGTGGGTCAACGAAGCCACGCTTGCGGGTGTGCTGCCGGAAGGCGTGCCGCCGTTCAGCGAGTGGGATTGGTCGTGGCAGTGGGATGGCAAAGAGCACGTTGACCCGTCCAAGGAAGCCAACGCTGCCGAAACTCGGCTGCGAACGCACACGACCACTCTGGCTGCTGAGTACGCCAAGGCTGGCAAGCAGTGGGACGTGGAACTGCGTCAGCGAGCCGCCGAGGTGGCGCTGATGAAGGAACTCAACCTCTTCGTTGACTTCGCGCCGGAAGTGAACTACGGCGGAACGCTTGACGAGAACGGCGAACCAATGGGGGCCGAATGAACGCAATCAATCTCAATTCTGGTGTCGAGTTCCTGCAAGCTGCCGAAGGCGATTCGGCACCGGCTGGCAAGAAGTTTCGCATCGTCGCCTACACGGGTGCTCCTATCCGTCAGGGCTGGAGCCGCGAGCCGGTCGTGATCGACATGGCTGGGATGCAGCTGCCGGCGACTGTGCCCGTGGTGGTCGGCCACGACTACGCACTTGGTTCAATCGTCGGGCAGGGTCGCCCGTTCATCGAAGCTGGGCAGATCATCGTTGAAGGCGAGATTCTGGCCGACAACGAGAACGCACGGCAGGTCGCCGCCCTTGGTGCCGCTGGCTACCAGTTCCAGGCGAGCGTGGGTGCCGATGTCCGCAGGCACCAGAAGATCGACGCCGAAGGCGTCACCACCGTCAACGGCACTGCCCACATCGGGCCGGTGCGAGTCGTCAAAGCCTCATCGCTGCGTGAGGTTTCGTTTGTCACCTTGGGCGCTGATGCAGCTACCAGCGTCGCCATCGCGGCTGAAGCCGACGAGGAGTTTTCTATGGCGGACAACGCCAACCAGACGCCCACCGAAGAGCCGGTCACGGCTGCGGTGGAAGCCACGGCGAGTGTCGCCGTGGAGACCAAGCCCGAAGTCGATCACGCCGAAGTGATCGCGTCCCTCACGCAGAAAGTTTCCAACATGGAAAAGCTCCTTGCGACCCGCGACGAGCGACCGGCGGCTCCTGCCATCCACATGGCGCAGCCGACCAGCCGCAGCCCCGAAGTGATTGAAGCGGCGTTTGCCCTCCAGGGCAACCTGCCGAATGTCGAGAAGCAGTACGACGCCAAGACCCTCGAAGCCGCTGGCAAGATTCAGCGGACGACGAGCCTCGGCGAAGTTCTGCTCTCGGCTGCTGAGGAAGGCGGCTACACCGGCTCGCGTCGGATTTCCGCCGCGACTCTGCGTCCGATCCTTGCTGCTGCTTGGGCGACCCACAGCATCAGCGGCATCCTGTCGGCGACCGTCAACAAGTTCCTGCTCGCCGGCTTCAACGGCGTCGAGTCCTCGTGGCGGTCCATCTCGTCGGTTCGCAGCGTGAACGACTTCAAGGCGCTGACGAGCTACCGGCTCAACGGTGGCATGAAGTTTGAGAAGGTCGCCCCTGGCGGCGAACTCAAGAACGCTGCCGTCAGCGACGAGTCGCGGACGATCTCGGCAGAGACCTACGGCATCATGACGAGTGTCACTCGCAATGACCTCATCAACGATGACCTCGGTGCTCTGACTGCGGTGCCGCAGCGGATCGGTCGTGGCGGTGCTCTGAAGCTCAACGACGTCTTCTGGGCTTCGTTCCAAGATGACTCGGCGTTCTTCACCACGGGCCGTGGCAACAAGAAGACCACGGCGGGTGCTCTCTCCTTGAGCAACCTCAAGGCGATTGCCACGCTGTTCCGCAAGCTCAAAGACCCCGATGGCAACCCGGTTGCCGTTGAGCCTCGCGTGCTGCTCGTGCCGTCCGACATCGAACTGTCGGCTGCGGAGATCATGGGCTCGGCGTTGCTGGTTGGCGGCTCGTCCGCTGGCCCCAACGTGAACGTGCTCGCCGGTCGGTATCAGGTCGTCTCGACCAGCTACCTGTCCAGCGCCGAGGACTACTACCTGCTTGCCTCGCCGGCTGACATGCCGGTGATGGAAGTGGCGTTCCTCAACGGCGTGCAGTCTCCCATCGTTGAGACGGCGGAAGCCGACTTCAACACGCTGGGCGTGCAGATGCGTGGCTACTTCGACTTTGGCGTTGCCAAGGCCGAGTACCTCGCCGGCGTGAAGGCTGACGCTTCTTGATCTGAAGACAAACCGTGACCGCCGGGCGGGAGCCCAAGCCCGCCCGGCGGCATGATTCCAACCAACTCCATTCCCAGAAAGTAGGTGATCTATGGCTTCTTATTCTCAGGCTGGCTGTCTGATTGAGCACACGCCGTCGGCTGCTGTGGCTGCTGGTGCTGTCGTTCTGCTCGGTGATCTTGTGACCGTTGCCACTCATTCCATTGCCGCCAACGCGGCTGGTACGGTGGCGGTTGATGGCGTGTGGAGCATCGCCAAGGCTTCGGGCGCTGTCTCGCAGGGTGCGCTTCTGTACTGGGATGCCACCAACAGCGTCGTCACCACGACTGCCAGCACGCACAAGCGGGCCGGCAAGGCCGCTGCTGCGGCTGCGTCGGGCGATGCGTCGGTGATGGTCATCCTCAACGTCGGCTGAGTTCTCGTCCCACTGCAAGCCGCCGGCGGCAGCGTTTCATCCTTTCCGCGCCGCCGGCGGTCTTGTGGTTAGAGGTGCCTAT